CTTGAGACACAAAACGAGGCTGGGTTTCGTAGCTGACACTGGAGCCTAAATTGCCCGGGAAGTTTTCTGGGTCACGAAAACGAGTATTGGCCGTAGAAACTACGCAACAGTTGTTTTGGAAGATTTCCAAGTCGGCCATGTTCCAGGTCACAACTTGTTGTAAAATATTTGCAGGTACCATGTAAAAGTCTCCATCAACGATCAAACTTCGTTGCCGGTCTCTTACTGTCGGTTACCCTGTCTCAATATTTACGAAGCGCCCTAATAGCATCTTTCATTGATTTTTGAGTCATCGGAACAGTCGAACTACCGTCAACGGACGCGGTAGAGGATTTCAACTGACTCAATGGCTTTGGCTCTTTCGTTGCTTGTGCAGTCTGTGCCTTTTCCTTATTCTTCAGTATCGAATCACTTAACTTTTTCATGGCTCGCTCAGCAGCGACACGATGACCATTCCTTAGCAAGTTTTCAATATCACTGAATTTCTCAGGATGTTGACCCATCTCATACATGCAATGCTCAGTTCCAGGTACGCTGTTAACCAGGGCCACCATTTGGGGGCTGTTCTGGATATTAAACGCGCCTACAACTTCATCAAAATCGTCATATTCCTTGCGTCCTTCTGCCATCTTCGCTGCATACTCAGACACAATTTGTCTGGCTACGTTAGCGTTAGATTGCTCTTGAGCAAGGGCCTGAACCTTGGCAGTCACTTTTTCATCGCTTCGCTTATCGATTAAATCGATAATCTGAGCCTCAGTCAGTGTTGCCATGTTCACCGGTGCGTGGGAAGCAGATTGCTGACTCGCCAAGGCTTCATTGCGTCCGCGCTCATAAGCAGACTCCTTAGCCTTAGTAATCAAGTAATTCGCTTTATCCTGTGTCATGTACTCTTGCGAAGTACCGACGTTAGAAAGCCCAGCATCAGTACTAGCCTGATTCTGATTAACCAAAACTTCATTCGTCATTAAAAACCTCTTTCGACATTTGAACCCTGTGTCACAGGTAGACCCGGAGATTTGTGCCCGTCACAACTGTAGAACCCTTCAGCCAGGTTGTCCCGAGATTACGCTCTCGTTAGCGGCACTAATAATATAGCGTTAAATATTATGGAAATCAACCGTATTGGTATGATTTGTGCAAATAGCTATTAATTGATCAGTAAATAACCATGAAAAATTCAACTCTTCGATTTAATCGAATAGTTCACCCTGTGATAGAATTTGATTTTTAACCAGGAATTATTCATGTCAAATCGCAAGCAAGTTATCGATAAAGCTATATTTCATTTGTTTGACGCTCTCAGCTCAGCAAATGAAAAGTTTTTTAGGCCACTGACCGAAGAAGCAATCACTCCCCAAGAATATGGTGAAATCCAAGTAACAGCAGCAGCTAACTATCTTCGTTATTGCATTTTCTCTAACATTGCAGAGGCAGACAGAGAAAAAGCAATTGATTTGATTTGCGAGGGAATGAAAGTCAAGCCTACCAATATGGATGACCAAGAGCCAAAACTGTTTTCAGACCAACAAAAAGTTGATTTTACCAATATCATTGGCGGAGCGATTGGAGGTGCAGTTGCAGCAACTGCATTAACTTCAGTTGTTGAAGAATTTAGCGATTACATGGCAAATCACGAAGAAGAATGAAGTTTTTAGACACTCTTAAGTCAGCCATTGGCCCAGTAAAGCCTACCAAAGAACGCCCAGACAACTTCTGGGCTGAGATTGGACATCTATGCATGAAAACAAAGCCCCAGGCTTTCATTGGTCGCCGGATATCTGTTGATTTGGGCGATGGATGGAACGACAAAGCAAGTTTTGATTTCAACCAAACTTTATTAAAGAACGAATCAACCAAACAACAGCCCACCCCACTAGAACAGGCAGTAAAATTGCTCCCAAAATCATAAGAAGCTCACAAAATGTCATGGATAGCCCTTAGCTTTCCTTCCAATGCCTTGGCATACTCACATAGCTTTTCATGTTCTCTTGCCGCGCGCCACAGCTCACTGTTTCGATTGGTTTCATACTGAATTAAATAGAACGGTCTAGCGCTTGTTTCTGAATAAAGCCTAAACCATTCGTTTCTTTCGTCAACCAAACTCATTTTTCACCTTTCACTATTTTCTCCATAGCCCTGTCTGCCTCTGATTCTGCGCGTTCGTGCTCTCTATCAGCAGCCAAAGCAGCTAAGGCCCTGTCAGCCTGTTTACCAGCCAAGCCATGCTTATGTTCACTCTCTTTGATTGCAGCGTCTATAACCTTATTGATGCGCTCATCATCGGCTTTCTGCTGCTCAATGCCCACTTTTGTTTCCGCAATAGACAATTCTGCCAAAATCTTAGCAATTTCGACTTGTAGCTTCTTGTTATCCATCTCAAGTTCAGCCATCTTAGCCGCTGATTTCATCTCTTCCGAGCGCGCAGCTTGCTGAACCTTGGCCATTCCGACTTGATTTTCTGACTGGACTTGCTGAGCATCGATTTGAACCATTTGTTGGTCTATCTTAGGCTGTTGTGATTGCATTTCCATCGCTTTTTGCTTCATTTCAGCTTGTTGCTGGCTATATTCTTCCCAGCGTACTTTCATAGTTTCAGCATTGCGCATTTCTACATTGTCGAGAACCAAGTCACCACATGCATCATTGATAAATTGACCAAGGCTAGGTATGGCATTACTGAGTGCAATAACTTGCTGAAGTGCGCGAGACTGTTGTAGACCAAAGCTGACACCAGCAGATATTTTGATTTTAAAGGCACCAGGCTCAAAATCTATCATCACCCCGCCAGGTTGGTTAATCATCTCATATGAGCGTTTACCTTCTGGCGATATCACAGGTATAGAACGCGGAGTCTTGTAGTACATTGGCATCATGTCTATAACCATCTGCGCGCATGATTCTAAACCCAAAAGATAGTTATTCATATAGGGCATTGCTGATGCGTTACTCAGCGTTGTGATTTCCTGCACAGCCTTACCTGACATTTCGGCTGATGTGAGTTGAGTCATGCTGGTGTCAAAGTTACCCAAAGCGTTTTGGATGACCGTATCAGCAGCCATAAAAGCTTCCATCACGTCTTGTGGCAAACCTTGCCTAGGCGCAATTATGGGAGGCTGCAAGGGCACATTAGGGTTGCCATTGTGGAAAGCATTATAAATAAGGGTTGTTGTGTTTTGTGGCTTACGATACAAATCTAAATATTGAGGCGGGATACTTTCCAAGGAGGCAATGATTTGCGCGGGGCGCATGTTTTCAATCTCATTGACCAATACTTGACCCGCAAAGTTCTTCATCCGCTGAGCACCTTCAGCATTATAAAAGATAGGCTTGGTCATTTGATAGCTTGAGCCTGTTGTATCGTCTTTGGATACTACTGAGTTACCATCAAAGAACTTGATGGGCAAACATGGATAATCTGTGTCTTCTTCGTTCAAAATGTCATTGCGCACCATTTGGAAGCGTTTAATCGTGGTGATTTCAGTTTCACGGGTATCAACTATCATTGGCACTTGAGCCAATATTCCGGCTTCTTCCCATGCTTTGACAAAATTCTTATATTCTTTGTCGGTCATGTTTTCATCGTTCGATAGTCGATGTAATTTGACCTTCTTCTTAACCTTCTCATAGTAATCAGCCACCATGATGATATGGTCTTGGCCTACTTTGAATGACCAGTTAAAAGGGCCGAAACTACCCATACCAGAACTAGAAGTAATGAATTTATCCTGAAACTTATACTTAGAGATATCGACCTCGGGGAACTCACGCTCAAAGTCTTCTTTGCGCATGGGGACAATCTCAAAACAATAGTCACCATCTGATTTGTCCGGGGCAGCGGCCAAGGAATCAAAGCCAACCAGCGTTTGATCATATGTGCGCTGCATCTTGATATGCTGTAAGAATGACTTGGAATCCACATAATCAGTAAAGATTTTAACCGAGCTATAACCACCTGATAGACTGTCTCGATAGACTTCCTTCTCCATTCCGCGCTTGTTAGACTCTTGCAGGGTATAGCGCATGAAGCCCTCAAGCACACGTATTTGCTCAGCTTGCAGTTTCTTTTGCTGCATATCCCCCGGCATATAGTCATCAGATGTGTGGATTTCGATAGACGGCTCGTGCTTAGCAAACTCGCCGATGAGCCTAGATAAGTAAGCTTCAAGAATATTGAACTCTAAACTGTTTCTTAACAGTTCATTGTTGACGTTCTTGCCTGAGTCGCCCATGGTTGTGACAAAGATGAAATTACGGAAGCGAGTGTATCGCTCATAGTTACCTTTGAAGCCCTGGTAACTATTCTCAATATTCTTTTTGATTCTTTTGAGCTGTATACCTTTTTGTATATCGTCCATGGGTTACCTGCTTATAAGTGCATCGAATTAAGGTTTTGTTGTCTAAGTGCGTCTAGTCTGTTTGCTGAGCCTACAAAGGCTTTTAAGACTTCAGACTGTTTGTCTTCATGAGGTAAGATAGTTCCATCAATGAGGGTGGCTCGGCAGGCCATTTCAAGTGAGTCAGCTATATCATCATGGGCGTGTGATTGGTTGCCTGTGATTTTGCGCATATGCTCCAAACATCGCTCAGTATGTTTGCCAGTACGTGGTATTGATATCTGCTTGGATGCCACAAACTTCTGGCATTCAAAGAAACGCGCAGTTTTATTACCGCCCCCTGCATTGCGCTCAACGTCCATAATGCGCAGACCTGGCACTGTCTTAAGTATCGAGGTCAACGTGACGCCTGTTGATTTCTTTTCAATCAAGACCCAATCAGGTCTAATGGGATAGCGCATACATTCTTGGTAGAAGTCATAGAACTCAGCCTCTAGGTCTTTAGGCTCGATGCGAACTTCTCGACAACCCAGCCAATGCAGGCCATAGACACCAAAGTCAATGCCTCGATGCTCTATCTTATATATGCCCCAGAATGACATGGCGGTCGCGTCGTTCCAGGTCTTATCAGTTTCCGCGCTGTCAATTGTCAAGAATGTAGACAGAATAGGAGGGTCAATGTCCGTCAAATGGAACCAATCGCGCTGAAATATGCCGCCCCCAGGTGGTTGGGGTTGCTGCATCTGTTGTGCCCAAAAGTTGTATGGGTCTTTGTCGCGCATTATCAGAAGTTCGGACTTGGGGTGCTCCTCGGGGTACAGTGCGTTATCGTGCTCATCCAGTGCTGTTAAGATGACTTTTTTCCACTCGTAGCCCTCTTTGCCATCAAGAAAGAAAGCCGGTAAGTCATCCTCATGGAGACGCTGACCGATGAATATACGCGCCACATTGTGCGAGCGAGGGCGCATTGTGATCGTGCCCTTGTAGTTATCAATCACCTTGTTACGCAGTAACTCGGAAAATGTATCAGTGTACTTGTGCATGTCATCCATCAGGACGCAACCGGAAAAGCGGTCGCAATTGGGCAATCCCGCATCGGCACCTACGATAGTCATTTCAGCACCGAAGGCCGTACAAATGCCGCCAGCCTCCGTTTTGAAATTGCCCTTGCTCTTTGAGTCTTGCCTCAGATGCACACCAAAAAGCCGTTAATACTCGCTCATTTCCATGATTTCTTTAATGGTTGATGTATGCTTTACTGCGAGGTCGTACCCCACAGATATATATAAAAAATTGCAATCAGGATAATTAGCATAACACCACGCTACCCAGTAAACTAACAATGTTGACTTACCGTAACCAGGCGGAACATTGATTACCAATCGCGTTGTCTCCATATTGAAGACAGCCTTTAGTTCACGCGCCATTGTAATAACGTGCGGCTCCTTGCCGGGTGGGCAAGAAATACTGAAGGGTCGCCCGTTCTTGAGTTCATAGAAAACACGAACGAAAAGCAAGAAGGAACCCTTCAGGTCTGCGCTCGTGTAGTCATATTCTGCAAGAGTCGGGACGGTTAAGTGTCCGTGGTCTTGTATTGTCATCAGTAAGGCTTGTTATTCATCTTCTTAAGCTTGGGGTAGCAAGCACGGCCTGAGCCTTCAAGAGTGACTGCTTTGAGTCCGCCGTCTTTTTTCATGCTAGACTTTGCTGGCATCTTTTCATCACGCTTCTTTGATTTACGTTCTTCAGACTCGTATTTCATTTCATGCTCTTTCATTTCGCGCATTTCGTTCATCATTTCGATTTTCCTTTCGGTTTAGATTTGGTTTTAGATTTAGCCCTATCTTGTATAGAGTAGCCAATCGCTACAGCTTGAGAGGGCTTTTTTCCGGCTTTAATTTCCGTCTCGATGTTCTTTTCTCGTGCTTTCTTGCTTGATGATTTAACCAGCGGCATTTTCTTTCACCTCTTCAGATTCAGCAATAGCCACGCCCGCAGTTGCAGCAGCCATAGCAAGCGCCAGGATAATTGCTTGTGTTTCTTTCTCATGTTTCTTCATCAGATTCATTGCATCTTTAAGCACTTTATCGAATATGCTCATGATGTCACCTCGGGTGATGCCACCACAGTTGCAGACACATTAGATGAGCCCACAAGGCCCTCATGCTCAGAAATATCGTTTACTGCCATGGTTGCAATCTCTTTGATTAGCTCGCCTTTGATTGAGTCTGGCAGGCTGTTAATGTGCGCGATGATTGCATCATGATGCGCAGCGATTGCCTTGAGCATGTCATTAAGCGCAGCATCAATGCCTGAGGGTTTGATTGTGCTAAAAAGTTTTTCAATAATGTTCATAAGTGCTCTCGATGTTAATTAGATTAAGTGCTCGCATATCATGGAGTGTAAGTATTCCAGACTTTGAATAGGCGTCGATATATTCACTATGCAGCTGCTTGGCTTTTGAAATGGTGATTTCAAGCTCGCGTAGCATGATGGCTGTGTCTAGCAGCAAAGATGTGTGATCTAAATAATCGTGTGCATCACTCATATAGTCTCTTTGTGCTTCGTGTCGATATACTTGGTCACCAGTTCTTTGACTTCTTTCTCACCTTCTGGCTGCTGATTAACGTTAAAGTTGATGTTGGCTTGCTGAGTGTCGTAACGCTGAAAGTCTGCCCTTTTAATATACATATATAAGCGTGTATCAAACTTAGGGCCTTCTTTGTCCGTGACCAGATGCTCAAGTGCAAGCTTATCAAAGTACGCCTCTCTTGCAGCTGCACCGCGTCTGTATGCTTCCTCAAACTCTGGAAAGTTATCACACCAATAATGCATTGTTCTTGGATGGGTCTCAAATTCTTTTGCTACTTGTGCATAGGAGCACCCCGCCGTCATCATCTCAATTAGTCGGTCGGGAAAATGAGGCTTGTATTTAGAGTCGGCGTGGCGAACATTTCCGCTTGCTGTCAAAGGCAAATCAGAACGCCCAGGCATAGCGCCTTGAGGTCTTGCATCTACTATAGTGTGATCTCTTTCGAGCATGTACTAATAATCCCATTGTGGTATGAGTTGATTCTAGCACATTAGCAAAGGATTAAAAGAGGTAGGGGAATAAGTAAAAAG